TGAAATTGACCTTTATCACTGGTCACATCTTTTTTTCCAGAATGCATAACGTCACCCTGATATACACCTTGTTTTGGAGCTATCTTAGGAAGATGTTGTAAAGCATGTTTAAGTTTCTCTGCTAACCCTGGTGCATGTCCGTGATTATCATCAATATCTTTATCTGTATAATTTATTTTTGGATTTTTATTGAAAGCAGATTTCGATGCAACAAAGAAACGACCATGTTTTGGATGATAACCAAATACAATTGATGGAGCGCCATCATATTTTGTAGAGATATGAGTATCACTATTTTTACCAAGTAATGCTTTATGTGCATTATCTAACATCTCACCGGCTGCAGATACACCTTCATGTCCACCATGAATTGGCATGTCTTCAAGGTGAGTTAGATGTTTTAGTTTCTTACCAGAACCAGTATCTTCTGTTTCCTCGGTTAGAAATGTGTTGAAAGATAATACCATTTTGAATCCTGTTTATTATATTTATAGTCTCTCTAATAAAACTCTTAAGTACCTAGCACCGGTATCTGTCTTAGAACTTCCTCTAAACTGAAAATCGATTTTATATTTTTCACCATTAATATTGGCTGAAACTTTTATAGATCCACCTTTTCTTTTACCAAGTACTGGATAAGAATAAGAAGATTCATTTAAACTATTTACAGTTACTTGATTACTTCCACCTATTTCTTTAACTAATACATCACCGGTGGTTTTTTTATGGACAAAAACAACATTTATGCCAACTGCTTGTTCTAATACATCTGCTAAGTTTTTAGAGACTGTTGCATAATTTGCTGGTTCTGTCTGACACTCATATCCTTTACCAAATCCTGCCATTTTAGAACCATCGAATCCAAAGAATTCATTTATATCAACCTGTGTATTTTTATCTAGAAAATACTTTTCTAATGCTGCATTTAAAACATAATATGTTTTTGACATTTTAAGAGAAAGAAAATATAAATTTCTACCATCTTTTTGTATAGTCACATCTGTTAATGTTTTTCCATCAGATTTATTAATATCTAAACGAGATCCAGAAAACTTAACTTCTCTTTTCTGATTCTTAGAACCTTCTCTGATTGCACGGAATTTCATACTTTGATTTATATCAAGTTTTTTCTGCAATTCATTAATAATATCTGAATGTGTTATATCTTCCATGTCGGCACCAGCAAAAAAGTTATTAAGATCTTTTTCAACCTCATACTCAAAAGCAATACCGCCTTGACCTTTTGCTATAATAGGTTTAAATACAATATCAGTTTTAAATTCTGATACAGATAAAACATCTAGAGTTTTTGATTTACTTGTTTTTTTAATAATTTTAAAATCTATTTTTTTACTTATTAGAAATTTTTCAACTTCTTTTTTTGTATTCTCACGGTTATTTGATTTAATATAGATATCATTTTTCTTTATTAAAACTACAACATCGTTTTTAAATTTTTTTTCTATAAGACTTTTCAGTACTTCTAGATTACTACTTGCCATGTTGCACTCCATATTTTATAAATATTTATAAAAAAAAGGGTGAGCCTTTCGGCCCACCCCTCATACGCAACATGGACGAGTGGAACCCCACCATTTATCCCGTCAATTCCAATCCTGATGATATCAGCTTGCCACTTGTGCTGCAGACACAAACGTGTTGCATTGCCACTCTAATAGAGCGGAACTATTATTATTTATACTCAATATACGCTTTTTTCAGAAATAATATTAATTTTTTTCAACATAAAAGTAGGTGTCCAACCATCAAATGCACCACCTAAATTAAGATGCCTCATTAGGTGTCTAGCATCTTTATAAACTTGATATGTCTTAATAATTTGTTCACTAGGTGTTTCAATAACATTATATTCAGTAGAATTTGCTTCAATGATATAATTAAGCTTAGAATTTTTCATGATGTATCTCCTATTACTTAAACCCAGCAAAAATTTGTTTATTGAAATTAGATTTTGGCAAGTTTCTCTCTGTATCCTCTGAACCAAACTTGGAGTTATCAAATACTGATTTTGCTTTACTTTTTGGACCATCTAATAGATCTTCCTGTGCTGATTGTTCTACATCATAAAGCCGCATTTTACTGCGATCAATGCCAAGGAAAAACCTACGATTAGACCCTGGATCATTAAAGCGATTCTTGAGTTGCTTAACCAAGATTTGATTACGTGATTCCATTTCCTCGGACGTTTGGAGTCCAAACATAAAATCAGCTGTGGCCGGGAGTCCAAAGGATTCTGATGTGTCTTCCAATCCCAGGTCGCTGCTCGAATATCCGCTTCTAGTTGTTTGAGTTGCAGAGAAGATAGGTACATTGAACTCCACGGCAAGTCCTCGTAGTTCTTCTGCGATTGCCTTGATATAGGTATAAGAATTGATGTTGGCTCCATACTTCATCCTCGAAGACATGCAGATGTTTAGATAATCAATATAAATGATATCTGGTTTAAAGTTTTTCTTAATCTTTAATTCATTAAGAAGATGCCTAAAGTTAGCAGATCCAGCGCACGCAGTAGGATATTCCTTGACGATTAACTTGCCAGTCGTCTTTGCCATTATCTTTTCTATCTTACTTTTATAAGATTGTAAAGGAATAATTTGAAGCTGATCTAACGGTATATCAAGAAGGTTAGCATCGATACGCTCTGCAATACGTTCCTCTGCCATTTCCATAGTGATATAAAGAACGTTATAACCTTTTGTAAGATTAGCAGCTGCAAAATGACACATAAGCAAAGATTTGCCAACACCTGTGCCAGCCAATGCAATGTTTAGTGTCTTATTCGGTATTCCACCACCAGTAATTTCATTAAAGTAATGCAAGTCGAATGGGATTCTGCTTTCTTTCTTATGATAAAACTCATATCGCGCATCATAATCTTCTAGAAAATCATGACCGATGTGCGTATCAAAGGAAACGGCGAGAGCATCCGAGAGGACCTGCGGTATTGACCCTTTCGAGGTTTTCCCGGATTTATCATCCAAAATTTGGATAGAAGACATGATCGCATTGTAGATTGCTTTTTCTTGGCAGAATTTTTCCGTTTGGTCAAGTAACCATTGGATCTCAGTTTTTTCATCAGAATTCAGCTCCGAGATTCTATCACGAGTTTTCTTAAATACATCATCATTAATGCCATCACGATTAGATAGATCAATAAGCAATGCTTCTTTAGTTGGAAAGGTATTGTACTTTTTAATATATTCATCAACGATATTGAATGTTAGCTTATCAGAATAATCTTGAAAATATTCTTCTTTCAAAAATGGTATAACTTTTCTACCATAATCTTCATTGGTTAGAAGATTATTAAAGATTAGTTGTTCAATAGCCATTAGTTTTCCTTAAAAATTAGTTTGAAGATCATTCAGGCTTATAATACCAAGAACCCAGTTCTCTGCAGCATCTTCAGCATAATGAATAGAATGATCTGGAAATATACGATACTCAACTATATCATTAATGATATATCTTACACCATAATCACCATTCTTATCAATCGTTACTTCTGCTTTCCTATTAACATGATTATCAATACCTATGTATTCATGCAATATCTTCATCTTCAGTCTCCATGATAGAGCCCATAGCCATTTTATATGTATTTTTAATATATTCGGCAAAGTCTGTATCTTGGAACATTTTTGTCCAGAATTCTTTATTGTCAACAATATCGCCAGCGCGCATACTTGGCTGCCTAACCTCACCGGTTTCCTTATCTACGGTAGCATACCAACCAGCTTTAGGCTTAACAATATAACCGCCATCAAGAGCAACATCCAATAACCCTGACCAACGGTTAATGCCACCATTAAAGGAAACTGTGATAGGAATTTTAGACTTTTCTTTGACATAACGAGACTTCTCAATGTTAATTACGAAATGATAACCATTAATTCCATCTGCATCTTTATCCTGCTGACGACCAAGAATCCAAATAGCATCAGAGGAATAATAAGATCCAGTACCACCACCAACAATATCCTTAGGATACAATCCAATTTCCTTGTATGTATGATTGACTACAACCATTGGAATATCTTTCAATGAAAGATGTGGTGTAATCATACGAAACAATGATTTAAGTTGTTTAGCACGAGACATATCTGCAACCGATTTACCATCGAGTGCATCATCTACTTCTTTCTTTGAGGCTAGATTACCAATAGAGTCAATGATAATCATAACGCGATCTTCTCTAGTAAGCTCTTTCATCTGAGACATGATATCAAACTTTAGTTCTTCGACATCAGTAATAGGTGTATGTACAACAGAATCGAAAGGAATATTAAAGGTGGTAAAATATGACTGAGGTGTACCAAACTCTGAATCATAGAAAAGTACAATGCCATCTTTGTACTTCCTTAGAAATGAAGATGCCATCAATAGAGCAAAACCCGTTTTAAAATGTTTAGATGGACCAGCCAACATCGTTAGACCTGGCGTAATACCACCATCAACAGAACCAGACAATGCAACATTAATCATTGGAACTGGTGTTGGAATCATATCTTTCTTTGTAAAAATCTTACTATCAAGCAATGTAGAAGTAAGATCAATAGTGCTATTCTTAATCAACCTATCTTTAAGTAACATAACGACTCCTATTTATCTAGAACTTTATCATCAATCTCTAATATACCAATATTTTGTTCTTTTGTAAACCGTTTTTGATTAGTTATGCCAATATTTGCTGCTATTAATAATACAATAGCGAGAGGATCAAACACAAAGACAAGAAGAAGAATGACCATCCTAACACTTCTTTCGAGATTATCAACAGATTGTACTTCATATATAAGCTCAGCGATGTATCTAAGTGGCCCGACCTCTGCTTCAAGTTTTTTGATTTCTGATTCAGATCTAATTCTTTGTTCTGTATATGCGGATATATTTTTGACATGATCGTCTTTCCTTTTAACGAGTGATTCTCTCGTCTTTCTCTGTTGATCAGCAGCTTTAAGTGCTGATGCTGCCTGTCCACGATCTGTCATTTTATTTAAAGCAGAATCAATTTGTTGAATTTGTTTATCTAAATCTTCTATACTTTGTTTTTCAAAACTAATTTTAGATTTTAATATTTGTATCTGATCTGCTACACCTGTGTTTAAATTAATAGTTTGATCTATATGTGCTTTTGAAAGAAATCCAAATATACCCATGCTTGTTATAAACATGAGTATAAAAACTGCTGTACT